ATATTCGCAAGTTCCAGCATATCCGAAAGTGTGTTATACATCTCCGGGATGCCGCAAACGGGGTTCGCGATTCCGTATTGCATAACGATGTTCTGTTGATCGTTCTTGATTCCCTGCAGGGCGGCCATGCGAACCGTATCCGAACCCTTGCCGAGCGTCGGGTTAACCTCGACGCCCATCGAAGCGTCAAATGTGGACGTATCGTAAGTCTGCCAATTCCCGCGGATTCGCAGCGTGCGCTGCTGATTCGGATTCTCACACACTTCGTTATAAAGACCAGTGAAGAGATCCTTAAAGCCCGTCTCCGCCAAGCAACGGGCTATCAGCTCGATTCTTTCTTGCGCCCCCGAAATAATAGCGTCAACGCCGATCATCGTCGAGGATTGCAGCGCCTTAGGGTCGAGTCCCTTCGCCGCGTCGGAGAGACCAGTACGACGCTGAAGGGTATCGTTGATCAGTTCGAGGACTGTGACAGCCTCTTGACCAGCGAACGGGGTTCTCGTGTACATCACCGTGCTTGCAGGGTCGCCGCGCGTTCGAATAATCGCACCCAAATCATCGTTCATCGCATCGTCAACGTTCACCATTAACTCGTTGATCACCGTCTTGGGATTAATCGACTCCGCCAGCGAATCAAGAACGCCCCGCATCATGTTTGTCTTGATGCGCTGAATATCAATGACCAGCCCCGCCACCGAATCACCAACGATCGTGTGTGCAATCGGGTCAGGGGAGAACACGCACATCTTCACCCGATTCGCAGGTTCGTCCGTCACGATGTCGTGATCTTCACCCATAGTACAGATGTAGCGCAGTTCTGGAACGCCGTCTCCATCTTTATCGACTTTAATGAACCATTCTCCATAATGTACGCCGTCTGGGACACGGCTTCCAACAGCACGCCCGGGATTTCGCATCTGCGATTCTTGGGTGAAATTGCTTGACTCATTCGTTGTAATATAATTACTGACCTCTTCACGGTCGTATCCCATCGCGATAAGTTCGTCGATAGCTACGACGCGTTCATGGCCGGTGATTCGGCTATCGCGCCATGTTCTAGCATTCCTGTCAATTCTTACCTCCTCCGGGGGAACGCCCGCGATCTTAATGAGGGGCTTGACCACTGTGTAACGAACAACAACGAAATCGATTATGCCCGTCTGGGGGTCCGGCTGCCCGCCATCGATTACCGACACTTTCTGCCCCGATTGCTGCCCCTCGGCGAGTAGAAGCTGAAGTTGCTCGGGGGCTATATTCTGAAATTTCTTGTATCTAACCTCCGGCGTGTCGTCGGTCCACCACTTCACGAACCCCGTGCGGACCGTAAGAGCATCTTTGAACGCCCCGTAGAGCGTTAGGAACCCAGGATTGTCATTCCAGAACACATAGTTGACATAATCCGTTGCTTGATCGGCGGTCTGAATATCCTGCTGAGTGCGAGGAACCAGTGCAACAACATTCTCGGAGGCGCTGAAGATGCGCACGAGGGAAGGCATAATGCATAGAATCGCATCGCGAACATCGGTGGACACGAATGTAGATCGATTCGGCTTGCGTTCGCGCTGCTCCACCAAATCGTCATACGTCTGAACGAGTGGATTAACCTCAGGATCATTGTTGCCAACGGGCGCTGCTTGGGAGGAATCCCACTGGTCCGCCCCCCGCAAGTCCGGCAGCTTCCCGTAATAATATGCGGTTGCCCTGTCGCGATCGCCAGCGAGGATGGAATCCTCATAATCAACGGAATCAGTAATCAGCTGATTTATGAGATCGTCATAGGAATCCGGGTCCTGGGGATCATAGGCGTTATAGGTGCTGGGAACCCCTCGTTCAGAGTTCCGGAAGATGTGCTCAACGTTGCTCATACCAGACCTCGGATTCTACGCCGCAACGCACCCGCACGGGAACCATGCGACGAATAGCCAGCCACCAAATGAAAAGTCGTGGCGAACGTTCGGAATGCATCGGCGGGATGGCTCGCCCAATTATGAATGGGCCGACCCGTCTTGGAACGCGCATAAGCACGAAGAGCACCGATTCCGGTCCTCGTCATGATTTGGTCGAACCAGCTGATGCCCATAAGACCACGAGCCGCGGATATTCCATCTTCTGGGGAGGAGAGGGGGGCAACGATGATAGGCTCATCAAGAAGTCCTGAAAGCACTTGTCGCCTACTTTGGCCTGTTCCCAGTTCTCTTGCTTCAACGTCGTGAGGAAGACAGTGGCACTTGTAGCTATATTTATTGAGCTTACGTTGGTTGATGAAGTTCGCATAATGATCAAGCCCTTTGCCGGAACCCTGGAAGTAATCAATGAAGTGTACCTCCTTGCCAGCGACTTGATAGAACCATATGCAAGTCTCGTCATGAATACCCAGGTCCCACGCGGTAATCACTGGCTGGCTAATATCTAGCGGAACCTTGGTGATTCTGTTCATTCCCTGAATCTTATTAATCATGTCCCCGTAATAGCTGCCCTCGATCGGCGCATCGAAACTACACAACATCTCACGCGCGAATTCCTCCGGCGACATGTCGGAAGTCATGTCCGCCACTTCCTCGGCGGACAGTGCGTCCGTCTCGGTCACTGGAATAACGTGGAATTCCCAGTTAGGATTCTCTTCGTTTTTCTTCATTAGCGCATGAAAGTGATCGTCGCCATTAGAAGTGCCGCTAACGATACCGAAGCCCCGATAATCTGCCAAGCAGGGGCGAACGACACTACTAAACACAGTCGGATTAAGTAAAGGAAATTCATCAAGCACAATGCCATCAAAATAAACACCGCGCATCCGTTCATAAGCAGCCGCCCCGCCATATAAACGTATCATTGCTTGGTTGGGCAGAGTTACCGTGAGTTCCCCCTCGCCGAATGAAGTGCCTGGGATGGAACCGGCGTAATATTTAGCATATCCCCATACCAAATCTTTAGTCTGATCGAAAGATGGACCAACATAAGCATATCTTGGTGGAGGGTGCTGCCTTTTATTATTCCACGCTGCTCGCAAAAGGTGGTTAAACTCTGCAACTGTTTTTCCAGCTCTGCGATGAGCGACAACAAATTGAAATCGTTTTTGGGAGGTATGTAAAGGAATGAAGTGCTTTCTGGGAACATAAGGAACAAGTACCTTGCGTATACCAGCAACGTCTCCAGTCTCAGCGAATTGGGCATCACTCACTTAGTGAGGCCCTTGACGGCCCACATCACGGCCTCTTCAAGCTTTGTCTTGGCGATGGATACCTCGCGGCCCGCAGGAACCCACTCGTCGATGAAATTCATCCAATCTTGGGCGCGATCCTTTATCGTCACCATAGTTTTCTTTTCTGCGTCGTTGAGTACGCGATATTTGTGGCGGACATCGTTGTTAACGATCCGTTCGTCGGATTCCGAGTCAACGCGATTCGACAATTTCACCCTCCTCATTTATTGTCTTAACGTGATCCTCTTCCGTCGCCCATGTTATAATCATAGGCCCTGTGTTCTGTATCTTCACGCCGACACCGCCCGCACCGAATCCGCGCGCCTTGCCGATCACCGAATTTAGGACATACTTCGCCATTGCATCGCGGCGACTAGGATCCACTTCATCATGCAACGCTTCATAAACGATCTGTTCCGCCTTGTCTGCCAGTTGTTCGCGCGCTTCTCTCTGCTCCGCTAGCAACCTCGGCGAATTGGTGACAAAGTTACGCAACCTTAGCGGGGTTACCTTTAGCTGGACAGCAGCGTCCGGTATGTTCCCCCTGTTTAGCCACAATGCGGTTCTGCATTCCTCCACATCAAGAGGCAGCGAATTTGGACGCTCCTCGTAAGGCGCAGTGGGGAGAGGAACCAGATCGCTTGGGAGCCGGTCCCTCACCGAATAACTCTCATTCACTCTGCAGGGACATGAGGCCGGTTCACGGGGGCGGGCCGGTTCATGCCATGCACCGAATCGCGAGCCCTGTCGTTTTCGGCATCCTTCTCCCGCTGCGTTCTAAAGGCACTCGCCGGCGAAGAAGGATAATCCTTCTCCAGCTGATCGTCCTGTCTGCGATCAGCTACCTTCCGCGCCGCACGGGCGTCCATCTCAGACTTCCGCCTCTGTTCCTCGGCGATAGTTTCCTGTTCCTCCTCTGCTCGCCATGCGGGCGGAGTAATAGGCGTATCGTCATCCCGATTCTCGCCCGGCTCACCCACGTTCGTCCAAGGATAGGACCCGACGAAGTCGATAGAAGCGGGATCCTCGCCAATAACACTGCCCTCTTCCCGGTACCAGTTCTTGCTCGAGGAAGCGCCACGCTTGCGCTGCTCGTCAATGTCCTTCTGTAGAGGGCGATCGGAATCCT